CACAAACAATATCTGTGTTTCCACCTTGCCAGGTGTTTGGCTGCTCTACATGCCTAATATATCCATACCAAGTTTCTTTAATTTTTTTTGATCTAAATGTAAACCTAACCGGGTCTCCAGATATTAAGCCTGTTTTTTTATTGCTCGGGTGGCCCTTAAAATGCAGAACAAGTCTGTCATGTTCTTCGGGATTTCTATATAGTTCTGCACCAATTAGTGCCATAGTCATATCAGGTGCTTTTGTAAACTCTACTGTAAAAGAAGAATCTATAGATCCTTCTTGCCAAATAAATGGTCTATTTGACGGAGAATTAGCTGTTTCCATAAGGGACCCTAATCACTGTTCCGGCAGCGATATTAAATGGGTCATCAATTTCTGGATTAATTTCCATAATTTCCCACCAATATTTTGAACCTAATCCGTAAGCCTGAGCTAGAATAGCTATTGCATCTCCATCCGCCCACGTATACTCTACATACTGTACTTTTTTAGAAGTTGGAAAAGCACGGTAAACAGATACGGTAGGGTTACCCGTATATTTATGAGCAGTCTGTGATAGCGGACCATCGTAATATCGTGAAACTCTTTCAATCATGATTATCCTTTCTTATGGTTTCGGTGTTTCAGGAGTGCCTGCAGGAGCAATGCCGCCCATAGTACCAATAGACTGGATTCCCGTTTCTCCCTCTACGTTAAATTGGGCAGGGTAACGAGTAAAGTCAACAGAAACAACTGTAAGCATAGGAACCATATTTAGATCAAAAATTTTATGGGTAACATTGAGTCCAGTTACAGAACCAAAATACCTTAAATTTGGTCCTAAGTACATCCACAATGGGATACCAGTAATATAGCCAATATCCGAGCTTCTACGATATTCTTTGTGCCCAATATTAGCGCCGTAGTTTTCATCAAGCAGCATGGTGTTTTCTTCTGGATCTCCGTTTAAACAACGGTATAAAAACTCTAAATCGTATTCAGTTCCTCGGTTTAAAAGTCCATAACGTTCTTCCTCTTGTAGCGGTCTTCCATACGCAGCGGTTTCATCCCTCTTTGCAGCAGCCATATTTAAATAACTTAGGTCGCTAATCCTACTTATTAAAAGCTCAACTTTAACAGTTTGATTACCAGTAAGAGAAGTTGCAGAGTCTTTTGAGCCAAACGTCCAGTCAATTGAATTATTGCCACTAGTGCTATAGCCAATAACTTCTGGGTTGTACATAAATCTAAAGCCCCATTGCTTTGCTTTTGCCTTTGAGCCAGTGCCTAAAGATAATGCGCTATGGTTCATTACTGATGCAGAAAGTTTGTCTTGGAATATGCGGCCGCGTTCTAGGCGACCGTCATCACCTATAAACTTATATTTACCGTTTAGCTTTGCAAATTCGTCAGAATTAAATGGTTGACCTTTTGAATCTAATGCAACTCCCGCACGTAAGCCAAAAGGTATGCTCTTGCTAGCAACGTGTGGTGGTGGATTCCATCTTTGAGCATCACCTGGTGGAAATACTTGCGTTGGTTTGTCCGGTGTGTTTGCTGGATTCGAATCTAATTTGTCTCCACACTGTCCAAGCTGAGCATCGTATAACTTTTTTTCCATTTGCCGTAAGTTTGTTGGGCTTTTTTTAAAACTTGTATAGGTACCAGAATAATCTGAGCCCTTAACAATTGTTTTACCGTCAATACTAGAAGTTATATAGGAATAGACTATCTTATTGCTAGTTCCAGTCTTTGTTCCAACTTTAAACCCAATCCATTGCTTGTTGCAAAGATCGTAAACATACTGGTACTTAAGCTGGCTTGTTTTAACAGTAGTATACGCCCCAGTTCTTTCTGTAAGCTTAGCCTTAAACTGATCTGGAAGATCAGGGATTTCTCTTGCTTTTCTTACATAAATTTGTGGGTTTAGGCCACCAAGAGTTACTTCTCCAGAATAGGCGGCACTTTCCTTATCAACTTGGATTCTTATAGCGCCGGGAGTAGGTCGATAGGCAACTTTATCGGGGAAGATGTCTGCCTTTACGGTAAATGGTGGGTCAAATGTAGCTTTAGTAGCACTTGTAACTGTAAGAGTAAACCAAAAATTTACACTTTGATTTTCTGTATCTGAATTTGGAGAAGTTTGCTGGTTTGCAGTAATCCCGCTAAAACCACGATCTTTCTTTTTATCAAGTTGAACTTTACCAATGTCTAAGGTTGAGGCAGTCGGAATAATTTTTACGTTCTGTACGCATGCCTCATTTAACCAATAATATGTAGATACGTTAGTATCTGTATCAGTTTTTTTAAGATAAAATCTTAATGTATATCTATACTTATTCCATCGTGTTGCACGAATTTGGGTAGCGTACGGGCCCGCAGCCGAAGGTGGTGCGGTGTATATACCATACGTATCTGGTGCGGTCTGTTCCCCTAAACGTTGCTCAAGGTGGGTATTAATATACTGACCAAACTGCGTAGCTAAAATAGTATCGTTGTACGAGCCTCCTGAGTTTATCTCATTTTGCGTAATAAACGATGTCTCTACCTGTACAGTGTAGAAATAATTATAGGAAAATGCCATTATAGACTACTCGCAATCTTACGTAGTGTTGCATCTTTTCTCAATTTTTCTCCAACTAGCTTGACTAAACGTTCTGCCTCTTGAATACTTCCCTGTGCAATGTTTACCTTCATATCAAGGTTAATTGTAACATTGCTATTTGAATTTACAGTAGCGCTGCTACTGCCGCCTCCGCCGTGATTTGAGCTAGTTCCTGCACCAGGAGCACCTACGTTCATACCATTGCTAGCTTCTCCACCCACGCGTGCTTCCAAAGCAACAGCATCTGCTTGTTTTAGGTGCTTCATGTAAGCTCCGGTATTATAACTAGACCAAGCGCTCCAGTTATTACCTTTTTGACTCATGTGGGCCGCTATACCAGCATTAGTACTTGGGTTAAACAAATCTTGATTGCTTCTGAGGTTAAACTTTTTACGCCTAGCTGGTCCGAGGCTGCCCAGCATATTAATTTGATACAGTCCGTAAGACTCATCGCCGGTTTTAGTGTTGCCATTAAATGCGTTGGATCTACCGCCGGATTCAGCAATAGCAATTGCGTATGCAGTTTTTAGCGCATCTCCTTTAAATCCCTTAGATGAAATTAACTTTATAAGGTCTTTTTTACTACCTGTAATATTGCCGTCATATTTGCCGCCAGGAAGTTGAGCCAGAACATCGTCAGTTTTCTTTCCAAATACTTTTTCAAGATCATCATAAGATACTGGCTTTCCGTCTACAATGGTTTGTCCAAAAGCTGCTAAAATACTTGGGGAGGCATAAGAACTAGAGCTCCAGCCAGCCTTTTTAGTTTTAAAAACCCTTGACGCAGCCTCATTTAAGCTTGATAGTACTTGAGGAACTCCCTTACGTTTTTTAAACCAATCTCTAGGGTTGTACTGGACTCCTTTTTCATCTAATGTTTCAAAGTGAAGGTGTGCGCCACGAGAGTTTCCTCGACCAGGATCTTTTGCGCCACCACCAGACTTACCAATAACTTGTCCGGCTTTTACTTGTTGTCTGCTAGTTACAAGAATAGAGCGTAAGTGAGCATATCGGCTAGAAGTTCCGTCAAGGTGTTTTATATCTACGTAGCTTCCATAACCATTTGGATCATTACCTATTCTTGATACTTTTCCTTCTGAGGCTGCAGTAATAGGTGTTCCAGAAGGTGTTGCTAAGTCTATTCCGCGGTGGTTTGAACTAATTCTTTGTCCTTGTTTTGCAGCCCTTGCTGCCGCGCCAGGACGAGGGCCAAACTCTGAAGACACAGGTGTTGCTGAAGGAACAGGCCACATATGATTTGCGCCAGCAGTTTCTGCTTTCGGAGTTGAGGCATGACCAATGTTCATTCCATTGCTGGATTCTCCACCTATCGAACCAAATAGCTGACCAAGTGCGTTACCGCCACCGGCAAGAAGCGCACCTATAATTGCACCAGGGGCAGCAGCAACACCAAATCCTGCAGCTCCTACAGCAGCACCACCAGCTGCACCTATTCCAGCAGATTTAAGTACAGAGCCCCAGTCAAAGCCGCCTTTCTTTTTAGCGTCTTTGTAACCACCAAATGCAGACATTGCGGCACCAACAACTGGAAGGGCTTTACCCGCTACGCCTAAAAATCTTCCTGCTGAAGAAAGTGCTGGACCTGCCTTAGATAGTAACGACCCTCCCTTAGTTGCGGCCGTACCTAGTGCAGGTAGTACTGCTTTAGCACCTCCGCCACCTAAAAATTTAGATAGTAGTTTGTATTGGAGGAATGAAGAACCTAAACTTGCAACAGTACTTCCAGCTGTTGCAATGGCGCCTCCGGTGTTTCCCGAGTTAGGCAGAGTTTGTAAAATTCCTTTGAGGGTCATTAACCCATCATTAATTGGTCCAAGAAGATCTGCCATTGCACTAAAGCCATCATTAACTGCTGCGGTAGTTCTTGTAGCTACGTTGTAACCACCTACTAGACCTTCTTCAGTTGCAGCTAGTTTTCTAGCCTCACTGGTGTTGTATCTAAAATTAGAACGAACAGGGGAGCTTTTATCAACGCCCATAAGATCCAACATCTTATTTGGATCTTTGCTGTTCATTGCACCAGAGTACTTTTTAGCAGACCCTGCTTTTGCTCTAGCACGAAGACCTGACTGCAATTGCTGCATCAAGGCTTGGTCCCCATTTGTTAGGGTAAGGAGAGTTTGATAAGACTTAGATCCTGGGTTATAAAGTAGGTCTGCTTCTTCTGCGGTAATCTGTCGTCCACGATATAAAAAACGATACACATCGTTAACAATTTGGGAAATTGGCTTTAAGTTTCCTTTATCATCACGAATACGTACGCCCATGCGCAAAAAGCTCATGCCGTTCATTCCAGCAACAGATGCGGCAGCAGCTTCGTTTGACATACCTGATTGTGCGCTTAGCCCAGCCATTTGGCTCATAATGTTACTTGAAGTTTTGGATCCTGCGCCATACCCGCCACCATACATCAAAGACATCTGTGCCATGACAGGTGACATAGCGCTTGTAGCTCCGCCACCTACCTGTTTGTTTGCCTGTAAGATAGCTTGTCGTGAAGACATTCCGGCCATGCCAGCGTAAGAATCTGCGCCAATGCGTTGAGTAACAGCAGCCATGGTATTTGGGGCCATGCTCATATATGTAGAGCCAGCTGCAAACCCTACAGCCGCACCTACTTGGGCCCGGGTAAACCCACCACCCATACCAATTTTACCGCCGCCAGATTTGCCACCCAAGTTGTCGGTTGTGTCTTTAACACTGTCCGCCATCTTGTCCCATTGCGAAGCAATGCCGTCCATGTACTTTGATACTTTTTCAAATAACTTTAGTAGATTTTTTCCAAAGTCGTCAAAGCTAGCGTCGTTGCCCGCTACGCTACCAAACCCTGGGTCGCCATCTGTTGCGACTCCCAAATTTTCGGCTATTTAAATCACCGCCTTAACCTGTTAGTTCCTTTTTCAAGCCAATTAATTCGTTCCCTATAAGTAAGGGAACGAATCTCTGTAAGTGTCCACCCGGGGTACATCTGCGTTAGCAGCTCGTACATCCCAAGCAACACTGTGTAGTCAGTCTCACTCCCGAAAGAGATCTGCCAGGGTTAGTGGCAGTGGCACCTCCGAGCCGCAAGACGTACATTCTTTTTTAATTTGGCTAAGTTGTGGTCCAGGGTTACGGTTTGTGATTTCTTCAAGGATCGTTCTACGATCCTTCATTCCTAAGTTTCTAACGACTTCTGGGTCAATTATTTCTTCCCCATTAATTGCTAAAACTGTGCTCTTTAACAGAACTGTGTCTAATTCTGCCATAGTTTTATTTACAGAGTCTACGATTGCTCGTTGTGTTCCACCCTTAGGGAGTGTCACTACAACTGTGCCAACTTTACACTTTACTGTAAATTCTCTATCTCCCTCTAATTTCTTAATCTTTACGTCTTTATCTAGATCAATAACAAATGTTTGGTCATTGTCACACGTAGGGCATTTACCGGGCCCAACAGTTACTTCTGTACCAAATGTTACTTTTCTAATAGCTAGTAGCAATAGTTCTCTGTCTCCAGCAAACATTGCGTCTAGTAGGTCTTTTGTTGCTTTTTCTTCACCAATTTTAACAGTAGCTCTTTCTAAAATATTTAAAAGGGCTTTTCCAGTGTCATTGATCTTAGAGATGGCTTCTTCATCGATTCCATTAAGCTCTCTAACCTCAGCAGTAGTAATCAAGCCTTCAAAGGGGTCATACAGACCCCCGGCTAGTTCTACTGATGTATCAGGAGGCAATGTAATTTTAGGCGCTTCCGCCTTAACCATTGCCTCCTGCTCACCAAGAGCCATAGCATCTGCTGCTAGCTTATTAGCCAAATCAGGATTTGTACCCGCATTTATAACCGTATTATTAGACATATTGTAGTTTCCTTATATTATTAGAATGTTTGGTTTGTGTCAAAAGTAGTAGGTGCTGTTCCTTCTACTGTGTAATCCTTTGCGTAACGAACATCCCAACCTTCATGAACTACAGTCATTTCTTCCACCATAAGGGTGTTAGAACCTGCGTCTAGTCCACTGTAAGAAAGTGATGTGATCCAAGCATTATACACCTTAAAGCGAAGTGATGTATGTTGGTCATATGGGGTGTTGGCATCCTGTGTTGTGGATGCGCTTCCCTTATATGCCGCTGGGTTTGGATGGCTAAGGACCTGAATTGTTATGTTGCAACGGAAGTTAGATCCAACGCCACCAGTTGCTGTAGGTGTAAGAACTGAGAATAGCTTCTTCATCCATAGAGAGTTGTCGTTTAGACCAAGTGCTACACCCTTAGAGAATGTAATAGGTGTGAACGATGATTGACCAGGTAACTGGTGCATGTTTGTGTTGTAGCCGCCTTCGCGGTATGCAATAGATTCTGTAGAAACTGTTAGGCCAGACATGGATACAAACCCAAGCTTTCCAAAGTTTTTACCAAAATCTGCTGCGGTGATTTTTACACCATCTCCTGTTGGCTCAAAAGTTACTACGAACTTAAAGTTACGAACTGGATCGGTGAGCATCTGACTAAGTGTATTTACCACTGCTGAGTTAGTTGGTGCGGGTGTTGTCATTTTTTATATCTCCTTTACGCTGATGCGTTTCCGGTTAGTTGTCCAAGCTTAATGACAACGAACTCTGCTGGGTATTCTAATGCGACGCCAACTTCAATGTTAACTCGGCCGGCTTGCATATCGGCAAAGCTAGTTGTAGTTTCGTCAACTGTTACAAAGAAAGCTTGGGTCTGGCTATTGCCACGAAGTCCGCCTTCTGACCAATATCCTAAAAGGAAATTGTTAAGCACTGTATGAAGACGACGCCACAAGAAAGTGTCGTTGTTCTCAAATACTGCAAATGCTGATAGATCTGTTAATTGAGTCGTAATGTACTGCAATGAACGTCTAACATTGATATAGCGATTGTTAGGTGTGTTATCTAGTGTGCGTCCACCCATAACAACAATGCCGGCGCCAGGGACGTTACGGATTGCGTTAATTGGATTACCGCGAGTGTTTAGCTCATCAAGCTCAGCATTTGTAAACAAATGCTCAGTTGATACTGCAAGTGCGATAGAATTTCCAAGACCGGCTGGAGTCTTAAAGACGCCACGGCTTGCGTCTGTAGCTAGGTACTGACCTACCATGATAGCACCAGGAGCCTGAGCACGTGTTACGCCAGGGATCTTGTTAGTATCAGGAATGTTTATCCAAGGGTAATACGCTGCAGTAATGTACTCTGCGCCAGGTCCGGCTGCTGCTGTAGCGTCTACTGAATCTTTAGCTGCTGTTGCTGATAGGCCTGATGGAGTATCAACTACAACAAATGAGTCTTGTCGTGAAAGCGCATAACTCATTGCGTCACCATGAATCAATGAAGTGTTTGTTTCGTCATACGCAGCGTCTGCTGCGTAGATAACTAGAGGATTTTGAATTGGATCAAATGAAGTCCATACCGCGCCGTACTGCGCACGTGTTGGTGTGGAACCATTAGCTCCACCAGCAAGTGCTGTTGGAGAAGTAGCTGTTGTGTAAGGTGTCTTTGTGACATCTAGTCCAGTAGCTGGGATATTGATTACTCCAGAACTTGAGTTGATTACTGAACGGAAAAAGTACTTATCAGTAGTGCTCATGCTTAGATCTGTCCAAGACTCCACAAGAGTTGTAACTCCGGTAGGAGAGGTGTAATAGACGTTAAGTCCAAAACGTGTTGAAACTCCGGCAGGAACTACTTGAACAGAATAGCTTTGTGACCAAGCACCAGCACTAAGTGCGTTAACAGCAAATACTTGGGCTGGGTTAATAACTACAGTAGCTGTAGCTGTGGCTCCTGTTACTGCAGTACCTGTAGCGGCACTTGTAATAGTAAACTGAGTAGCTGAGCGAGTAACGATTGTAGCATTTGTGATATTAAATGTTGATGTAGAAAGGCCAGTAATAGATACTGTCTGTCCTACTGTAAAGCTGTTTGACGCTGTATAAGTGATTTTAGCGCTTACAGCTGTAGCTGTAGCTGTAGCTCCAGTAACCGCTGTACCTGTTGCCGCGTTAGTTACAGTAAATGTTGATGAAGTTGCTGTAGCAATTGTTACTGCAGATAAGTTAAAAGCAGTTGTAGACAAGCCTGAGATGCTTACTGACTGTCCTGCTTCAAATGTGTTAGTTGCTGTGTAAGTAACTGTTCCACTAGCTGCAGATGCAGCTGTAACAGTAGCTGTTGTTGCTTGAGCAGTTGCTGCAGTGACTGTAGCAACCACATTTGATGCTGTTGCTGAGTCATTAACAGATACTGTTCCGACAAGAGCGTTGTCACCTAGAACACGACGTACATATAGATTGCGGCCACCATTAGCATAAAAGTTATAGGCAGCCCAAGTTGTTGGGTAGGAATCGTTTAATCCACCAAATGTCTTTACAAAATCGCTCCAGCTTGAAACCAACACTGGCGCTGCAGATGGACCCTGTGCTAAAGCACCGGTCATTGCACCTACAGCGTTGCTTGTATCAGGCAACTGAATAGTTTGTGGTAAAGCCACTTCTTGAACATAGACTCCCGGGCGACTGTATGTTGCCATTTGGGTTTACTCCTTAGGGTTAGGTTGTTTTCTTAGTGTAGGTATTATGACGATATTGTGGGGAGATTATACATTTCTGTATGCATAGTTATTGTAGGGTCTTGAGTTACCGTGTACACCTGAGCAAGTAGATCAGGGAATATCTCGGCACTTATCTTTATATTATAGACATTGCTGAATAGGCGCTTGCCGCCTTCAGTGGTATCTCTTTTTGAGAACCCCAACATATCCAGACGACGGGCTGTGCCGTCTTCAGGAATATCGAGTTGCCCAAATCTAAATGGCAATCTGCCTACGCTAAATAAAGCCGCAGCAATTTGCCGGTCATGACGTGGTTGACGTGCCCAAGTAGAGACTTGATAGTACAGGTCAACTGGGGTTGGAAAGTTAGTTATTTTGTTAATGCGGCCATCTACCGCAGTTACGCCAAGACCTTCTGGGATGTACGTAAGTTGAACTGCGCCTTGGTGAGCCCTAGTGGTATCTTCACGCACAGAGATAAGGTCAATAGTAATATATGGGTAGGTCTGCTGACGAATTTCTTTGTCAGGCTGACCGTAGTATACGGCAACAGGGCGTGCAGAATTACCTGCATCAGACACTGTAATGCCTTGTAGCATAGTCTTAAGGGCGGCGTCTTCATTGATTAAAAATGGCATTATCGATGCTCCAACATAAAGTTACGGAGCATACCTAGTCCGCCACTTGCACGGTTGTCATTTTCTAAAGTAGATACTTCATCTTTAACAGCATCAGGAATGATGATAGGGTGGTGGCCATCTTCGTATTTGACCTTTAATTGCTTAATTATCTCAATTGGCCAAGTAGAGTTTTCTTCTGCATACTTGTGCAGTTCTTTGGTATACGGCTTTACAGCCTGCTTCTTTTTGTACTCTAGGTACCTATGTAGTTCGTCTAGAACTGATGGCTCACGCATTTTTACCGAGCCAATTCGCAATGATATAGCCTGCAACTAAACCAGCGATAACTTTCTTACCGCCATCATTGTTTAGATTAGAAACACCACGAATGAACTCTTGTTTATCGGCATCAGTCTCCTGACGGAGCAGCCGTTGAGCTAAATAAATCATCAATTCCTCCATAGGAAGGCGCAGGTTATTGCAAGCAGGGTTCCGGATTTCTCCGGCGTTAATAGCAATCATAAACGAAAAAACCCCCTTACGGGGGTTAAATCGCTACTTCTTTTTAATCTTCTTAATGATCTTTTTGTCCATCTTAGCGTCATCCTCTTGGGATTTAGGCTTGCGGTGTTTTTCATCCGCCTTCTTAAACTTCTTCTTTTGAGCCGGGGTTAGACCCTTCATGTCCTTGGCATCCTGCTTCTTGTCGGACTTCTCGGTGTACTTAGCCACTACATGCCAGTCTTTCTATTCATAGAGGTCTTCTTTGTTGGGGCTTTCTTTACATCTTTCTTAATCATCTTACCCTTATGAGGGCCTTTGCCATACTTTGGGTGAGTCTTATCTTTTTGCCCACAGCCGCATGTAGCGCACATTATTTCTTACCTTTCGTTTGGTTATTATAGAGTAGTTTCATCAAAAGCGCGGTAATTTGCATAGCGTTGGAACTGGCTGTCATTAACTAGCTCTTCGGCATTGACCTGCTCACAGCTAATCTGAACTAGAGTATATTTGTCCTTAATAATACCCTGAAGGCTTATTTGTGTTGGGCTAAACACTTGGTTCCTAAATACGATACGATCCCGCAGATAGGCATCTGGATTAACCTCTATAGTAGATAGCTGGCGGGCGTTAGAAGCATTTGCGCCATAAAAATTAAGGTGGTTTTGAACCACATCTACGTTAATAGTAACTGTCATTATATCTGTGTTATAGAAACCACGGTCATTTTGAACAGATACGCCTTGCTGTATACGTGCGTTAACCACAGGTATTGTAAATGGGGTTTTCCATTTACGACCACCAGATATGGAAGATGAGCCAACATCGTATATAGGATCTAGTTGACTACTAGCTGAGTCATAGATCCACCAGTCGACGTTAGTACCGACAGTCTGTACAAGTTCAGCTGTAGTACCAGAAACGCTTGATCCGCGTTCGTACTGTATGTTGAACCGACCCTCTTTGTTGTCTCCCCGCATAGGTTTACTCCGTAGGTGTAGTTGGTTCTAAGATCCTTGAAAATGCTTTTGTATCTGGGTTATAGGTATCTCCAGGAAACACCATCTTGTTCTCATTAAAGAGATCTGTAACGTCTACTGTTACTGGATCGCTTAAAAATATAGCGCCTAAACGATCATCTGTATGTAGGACGTCTACCACTTGATTATCAATAACAAAAGCTATTTTAACTGGTGGGGTTGCTGGCTGTTGGTTTGTTGTCATTGTTCTTCCTTATAAGAGACTCGGACTTGTTCCCATTTGTGTAGTGGACATGATGCATTTGGTAGCTTTGTCTTTGCCGACATGAAGCAACCACATTCTTTACAGTTTCCTGTAGGCAATAGCTCTGGACATGCTTTGCAAATAGCATAGCGATCCGCGGCCACTGTTTCAGGAACTCTACCAAGATTTTTATTAAAAAGGTCCCACGGACGTGCAGGACGGTCGTACGGATCAGCCATGGTATATCTCCCTCGTTAATACTATTCTACCACGTTTTGCAAGTCTAACGGAATCGAATTAAAGTTATCTACTGTACTAGCTTGATTGGCTGTTCCCGAGTACGCCTTTATAATACCGAAGCCGTTACCCTTAGTCCCTGTGTTTGTTGCGGTAACGGCCCCCAAAGAGGTAGAGCCATTATATGGGGTAACTGTTGCTGTGTTGCCCTCTGTAGACACTTGAATACTTGTAGGCTGAGAAGCCAACGCGCTTGAGGTGCTAGAAACCGTGTAGGCAGTACCACTGGCAGTAGAGTAGATAATTTGTAAATAATAATTGTTAGTAACATACCCACCGCTGCAGGTCTGGCAAGTAGACCCATAAGAGTCGCAGTTAGGGTACGTACCGCCACTAACAAATGCTGTAGTACTACCGCAATGCTCACAGCTAGTACCAGAGTTATTACAGGTTTGTGGAATTATACAATTTGTTCCACTTAAAGATCCGCCACTAGGGCAAGAATATGAGGTAACGTTTGTATAACATTGTGTACCTGAAAGGGAAGATCCAGGAAAAGCGCTACAACTATAGGAACTTGAGGTTGTGTAACAACCTGATCCGCTAACTGTTTGGCCTGAAGGACAGCTATAACCAGTTAAAACGCTTGCATAACAATCTGTTCCGATTAAGCTTGAACCGGGATAAGCAGAACAACTGTAGGTATTGCTAACAGTTCCACAGTAACACGAATTTACTGATCTACCAATAGTGCTACCAGGAGATGGCCCTACTTGTCCTGAAGAGCAGCTTAACCCGTCGCAGTTATAGCCAATTGAAGCAGTGTAATAAGTTCCTGAACAAGTTGCTGGGCCTAAGTATGGGCCAGCGTAGCGACCGCCGTAGCAATCGGTACCGTCTAGAACACCTTCAGTACAACTATAGGTTAGTGTATAGCACTGTGTGCTAAAGAAGGTACCACTACAGGAGTATTGACTTTCACCACCTGGGCAATACCTGAAAGAAGTTGATGCGCCTACTGTACTACCATAAGTTGTTGTCGATCCTACTGTTGCAGCCCCTTGATTCTGAGATGTATAGGTAGGGGTTGCAGGCCCTGCGTATACGAGTGGGCCATTTACAAGTGTTGCGTTTCCTTGAAGAACTGCACTAGTACTGCTTGTAGCAGGGTATGTTACTGGGCAGCTATATGTTCCAAAAGCAGGATTTGTACAAGTATTACAAGTAGTTTGATTGTGCCCATTACACACACAGTTACATGGATAGGTAACGGTAGTATTAGTTTGATCACTAGTAAGGTGGGCGGCCCACCAAGATCCCGCAGATGTTACCCAGAATGCTACGCCAACACCGGCGTTAGGTATGCCAACAGATGTTGTCGCGTCTTTACTCAATAAATCTACATAAGACAGCGCCCCAGCAGTTCCAGAAGAAACTGCGTTGCTTGAAACAGCCACAGAGCCATTAGCGGTCCAAGTACCAAAACGTGAAGCCCATGCAATATTAGATTCAGACGTGCCTAAGTTAGAGGTAGTTGTTCGTGTAAAAGTGTCGACTGCCCCAACGGTAAACCATTGTTTCCACTCACCAGCAATTTTTACGTATGCGTGAGTAGCAGTTCTCCAAGTACCTGCAACTTTTACTCTAATTGCGGATGTTTTTCTAAAGGCGCCGCTTACCCGTACTCTTCCAGGCATTATACGTATACAATCCAGATATCCCCGTCAATGCCCCCAGTAGGTGCAGCACTGGTAGATGTCCAAATATTTCTGACTACTCCGGAGCTAGTTGATGCAGTTGTAACAGCACCGTTTGTTTGCCCAACGTATGATGATACTGGGGTAGACCAAAACGCCGCCGTACCACTGCTAGTTAATACCTGACCGTTAGTTCCAAGCCCAAGTGCGCCAAGAGAAGAACTGACTAGCGCATTGTATTCGGTACTATTTACATAGAGAAC